GGCAGCAACGCGACACCATCGCAGGTCACCAACTGCCGGATGGCCATGCGCATATATCCCAACCAAGTGCCGCATTTGGGCTCTGGGTTCTCGGCAGGGTTTTCAACTTCGAAGCCCAGGGAGCGCAGCCGCTCGGCTGCACTGTTGAAGGCCGGATAGTTGAATTCGGGTAGGCCAGTCATTGGCCCTGCGATGTAGATGCGTTTCATACTGGTGCCCTATTCCATTCATGGCCTTCAAGCAAGCGGCCAGCGGCTTTCTTGCCGATCCGGGCGACGGCTGCGTCACCCTTTCGGAAATGTCCATCAGGCTCACGGCCATCGCCCTGCATGTAGCGGACGTGTCCGCGCCGCAGGTCACCGCCTTCATTGCCACCGGCTACGGCTTGGTGTGGCGCCCACTCGCCCCACTGCTTGAACAGGAACGGAACGCCAGCCGCCACGCACTGATTGCGCAGGCTGCGAGCCCAGTCAGGGTGCATCGGGCGCGCGTCGGGTCCGCTCTCGCCGCCGACGATTACCCAGTCAAGGCCGAGGGTCTTCTTGATTGCAGCATCGGCCTGGTCCGCGTTCATAGCGCTAGGCCCGTTTGTCGCCTCACGAATCGCTTGTTTGACTGGCTTCATGCAGCCGCATGCGCAGAATCTTGGTAGTTCCACAGGCCCCAGCAGCGGCTCCATGCTCAGAAATCGCTTGGCTGCAGGAACTGCCAACAACTTGGGAATGTCGCGGTCGGATTCCTCTTGGTTGACGATGGTGACGCCGATCCAGACGTTCGGCCATGGCAAGTAATCCCAGTCGTTGATGCCGTGCGCCATGGTCTCTACGGTCGCATTCAGCATGTCGCGTGCATTGCCGATCCGCTTGGTCAACAGCAGCCAATCCAAGTGAGGTGTTTTGGCAATCAGTTCAAACAGATCCACACGCCACTGAGGATCAACCTCGTTGTCAAACACGTCAGCCAGGCTGGCGCAGAACACCTTGGGCCGCTGTGGCTTGATGAACCCCGCCGCAATGCAAGCCGCCTCATCGCCATCGTGCATTTGAACGCCTATATCCCAGGCGTTCTGCATGACGCCTGCGTGTCTATTCCATTTGACCGGCTGTTTCCAGTTGGCAATGCTGGTGCGACTGCGTGGATGGCCAGCGCCCCAGACGACACGGTGCTTGCGGTCTTCAAAGTCAGCCTTGGCATAGCAGTTGTCGCAGCCAGGGCCAACTTTGGTGCAGCCAATCCACGGATTGAACGTGTGGTCAGCCCATTCGATCTTTGTGTTTTCGCTCATGCTGAGTCCTTATCAGTTGGCCTGTGTGGCAGCACCACGCAGCATGGAATAGGTCATTGCCCGGTCGATGATCTCGCGCAGGGCTTCGTCGTCCATTTGGCCGACCATGCTTTCAAGCGTGGTTTGAAATTCGGCCAGCGTTTTGCCTTCGGACTCAAACTGCACCAGCATTTGGTAGATCGGGGCGATCATCTTGTCTTCGATGGCCTGGTCGGCGGCATCGGCGGCGAGCTGCATGGCTTCGTCTTCTGTCATGCCAGCGGCTTTGGCAAAGGTGAAGCCGGCCACCGCATGGAAGTCCGCTGGTGAAATGTTTCCCGCAGTCACTGCAGCCGTCGCCGCGCGCTTGAGCGCAGGAAGCAATGCGTCCTGGTCGTCTTCGGCCTCGGGGATGTCCAACTCATCCAGCATCGCCTTGCGGGAGGGCTTTGCGCCCATATTGGCCGCGATCTGATAGGTCTCTGCTCGCCCCTTACCCGCAGCCTCTTGCTTGTAGAACTCCAAAGTGGGCGGTGCAACACCGTCGCCAAAGTTAAACAGAGTGATCCACTTGAAAATCTGCGCCATGCTGGATGCAGCAATGTCGCGGTCGGAGTCATGCACCTCACCCTGGCGATCCTTGGCCGTCTCACTGGCTGCGCGGGCTCCCACGTCGAGTTGCTCGCCGATCATGGCCTGGCTGGTCAGCGCCTTGCTCATTTCCCGGTTGCAAAGCGTGATCAGGTTTTGCTGCGGCAAGTTGGAGCCACTGCCTGATGGCACCAACAGCTCAATACCGGTTCCCTCTTGCACCGCCAAATAGCCGCCTTCAAGCATGCTGCCCAGGGCGTCGGCCAGGCTGTCTATTTCTGCATCGCTGCTGCCCGCTGGATAGCGGCCCACCGGCCAAGGCAGGCCGTGACGCTCGCAGTACTTCACAAAGTAGCGCCAGCCTCCGGTCTTGAATGTCCAGGGCCAGAAGCAACTGGACAACAGTGCCATGCCGTAGGGGTTGTCGGTGGTGGGCATGTGCCGTGAAACCACAAACTGGTAGGGCTCTACAGGCATACCTTGCCAGTTGTCTCGCGAAATGAGCAGGGGTGCTGCGTATGCGTCAAAGAGAAAACGCCGACCCGGACGATCTACCACTTGCGTGGGCAGGTATTTGCCGTCTACCAGCTCCCACACCAATTCATGCACGCGATAGCCGGTGAGGATAGATGCGGACATTTGCCACATAACCTCCAGCCAATCGGACACCGCGTTGGGTGCCTGCGAGCGCATCCACTTTTCGCAAAGTTCCAATGCTGCAGCCGCTTTGGAGTCTTCTTTGCTCCCTGCCGTGAGCCGGTACTGGTGCGAGCGGAAAGAGCCCCGAATAGAGCGCAACTCGCCCATCACATGGGCATCGGCCATGATGGAGTAGTACACCTTGTCGGCCTGCCCCATTTCCCGCAGGATCGGGTCTGGGTTGGGCAAGGAAAACATCGTGCCGAAATACTTCTGTGGGTCAGACTCCGGGGTAGCCAGGGGCTTGCCCAGCCAGCCCTTCATGGTTTGAACAAGACCGCGTGTTGAAATCATTTTTGTTTTCCAGTTCTGATTTTGGGAATGCCACCAGCGCGCGAGACCGCCAGCATCCAGAGCATGTGCAGTGCATCGGGGCCGTCGTCGTGATCGGCCTCTGGCCAGTGGCGCACTTGGCTATTGAGAACGGTGTGTGCCTGGTGAAAAAGGATCAAACCGTTGCTTACGTGCGGGCTGAGTGACTCAATGCGCAAATCTTTGTCGCTGTGCGGGATGAGCGGAACGGCAGGAACCGGTACACCGGCCTTGGCAGACCGCTTGATCAGCTCCTGGCGAAAGAACTCCTGAAACTGGACGGATTCAATCCCCCACACCAGGCAGCGGTAGACCCGCTGGAATTCGATGATCGTGCTGATCTGCTTGTCCGGGATCATGCGAGCCACAGCAGCTTCTACGACACAGAGCTTGCCGCTGTTACGGTCAAACCCACCCACCAGGCAAGCGCTGGGGTCGCGACTCTTGTTGTTCTTTCCTAGAGAGGGATCGTGGGCCCCATAGAACACCCAGTCGCGGCACGGTTGCACCCAATACTGCATGTTCTGGAAGAAGCTGTTTTCATCGTTGGTCGGGTCGTTCTGGTACTCACAGTCGAACGCGTGATGGTCGCTCGCCCGAATCTTCATCAGCCTGAGCAAGGGCCGCATGGTGGGCCAGCTCACCACCGCGCCCAAATCCATGTCCTCCTTGTTCGCGGCAAAGAAGGCGTCGGATGCTTCCTCGCCTTCGTTAATGAACAGCTCTTCCCATTGCTGCCATAGGTCCATGCGATCAGGCCAGCGAGCGATCGCCTTGAATTTGACGCGCTTCCACAGCGGATTGCGGTGGAAGCGATTGGCGACCGAGTCGTAATGCAGGATAGTGTTCAGATACAGGATGTGCATCGACCCATCGGGCGGGCCAAGTGGCATCACCACTTTTTTGACCCAGGCCTCGGTCTTGTCGCGCTGCTCTTTAGAACGCACGTTGTCATCATTCTCAATATCGTCCAGCACCACAAAGCCAGGGCGGTGCGGGCCGTGGCGCAGACCGCGCATCTTTTTGCCCGAACCAAAGGCCTGCACCTTGCGGCCGTTGGCCGTGACGATGACACCGGCATTCCACACCCGACCCGCGCCGCAGGCCTGGGGGAAATCCATCGCCAGGCGCGGGTTGCTTTCCAGCTCCACTTTCACGGCCTCCAGCATGGTGGCGGCCTGGTCAAAGCTGTCCATCACGATAGGGATAAACCACTGGCGCCCGGTTGCCACCAGCCACAACGTGACCAACTGCGTGCCCATGGTGGATTTGGCCTCGCCACGCGGAGCCGATATTTCAATGAGCTGCCCTACCGGCTTGT